TATCCAAATGCTCAGCGTAAGATTTACGAGCACGAGCACACGGGTTTAAATTATTTCACCGACGGAACTACCGCCTACGTTAAGGTTGGTATCATAGTAGATATGATTGAGCACATCGACTATCTACCCGTGATGGACTTTCGTAACAATGCAATTCCAATTGGGAAGTTAACGTCGATGGACGTAAACAAAACGATTCAGCGCTCAACAGCTAAGGCTATTGCAATGCACGGATTAGGTTTAAGTTTATGGACGGGCGAGGACGTTCCTGAATTAACGACTACGGCTCCCGCACCTATCGCATCAACGACAGAGTTGGAAGAGTTGAAGAAAGATTCAGCAAGTTGGACTAAAGTTTGTTCGTACATCGAAGCAAATAAATCACTTGGTATTGAGACAATTGGAAAACAATTGAGCAGAAAATACAAAATGAGTCCCGCAGTTAAGAAAGAGATTGCTAATTTAGTAAATTCTTAATAATGGACATCATCGAACAATTGCGAGATGACAATAACTATTACGGAGTATTAGGCAAGCAGTACCTATCCAATTCGGATATAGGTACCTTGCTTAATAATCCTCAGGGTTATGGTAAGTCGAGACCCGATAGTAAAAATTTATTGGAGGGTAGGTATTTTCATCAGTTGCTAATAGAGCCTGAGAAAGCGCAAGTGATTCCGTTTGTAGACGTAACGACAAGGACGACAAAGGAGTACAAGAATTATTGCGAGGAGAATAACTTAGAAATGTGTATGCTTAAAAAGGAGAAGGAGGACATCGAGAGATTGGTGAGCGTGATGAAGCGTAACATTACATTCTATGATGAGATTTATAGAGAGGGTAACTTGTTTGAGACTCCCGCAATTACGGAGATTGCAGGTTTGAAGTGGAAGGGCAAGGCGGATATTTTAACTAACGATTCTATTATTGACTTAAAGACTACGGCAGATATTCAGAAGTTTAAATATTCTGCGCGGTCTTACAATTACGATTCGCAGTGCTACATATACCAAACATTATTTGGTAAGCCATTGGTGTTCTATGTGGTCGACAAGGCTACGGCTCAGCTTGGTATTTTTAGACCGACTGAGGAGTTCGTACGAGGCGGAGAGGCTAAAGTTTTAAAGGCTGTAGAGGTATACCAAAAGTATTATGGTGCAAACCCTACGGACGATATTGCAAATCATTATATCGAGGACACGCTATAGGCGTGTCTTTAAAGACACCCTATCATCAGCTTAACCTTAGAGGTTGGTGGTCGGTTAAAACAGACTAAGGTAAATTTTAAAAAAAGTAAAATGTCACAAGACGAAAAAATTTTTGCAGACGGATTCTCTTTCAAACGTCAAGAGAATGCACCCGATTTTGTTATCGGAAGAGTATCAATCAAGGTAGACGATGCAATTGCATTTATGCAGAAGCATCAAAAGGGTGGATGGGTTAACCTGAACGCCAAGTACGCAAGAAGCGGTAACGCTTACTTAGAGTTGGACACATTCGAGCCTAAGGGTAAGGGTGCAACACCAACAGCTACGGCTCCCGCTGTTGAAGAGGAGAGCGATGGTTTACCATTCTAAAACCAATTAAAAGTGAGGGGAGGGGCATTCTCTCCCCTTTTTTTGGCTCTAATCGGTGACGAAAATGCTAAATTATTATCCTCTATACTCTATATATATATATTCTATTATTATTATTATTTATTAATTATAAAGTAAAGTTAAAATTGACATTATCGACATAAGTATTAGTAGTCAGCAAGTTATCTAATCAAAATCTATCATTAAATCGGAATACAATGACACATAACATAACAATCTTCCAAAATATCAGGGACACGGACACTCCGTTCTATCGTGACGTGCACGTAATACTTGAAAGAATAAAGAACGGAGCAACAAAGGAGTTAGTAAAGAAGATTCGTTTAGAGAAAAGAAAACCTGAGCGAAATGAATTGAAGAAGCAGTTGCCCGCTATATGCTTTAGCGGAGAGTTCAATAAGAGAGCCGACAGCGCATTAATTAATCATAGTGGACTCATATGCTTGGACTTTGACGGATACGTTAAACAGAAGGAGCTATTGCAGGATAAGGAGAACCTATCAAAGAATAAGTATGTGTTCTCGGTATTCATATCTCCGTCGGGTAACGGACTTAAAGTTTTAGTAAAGATTCCCGCAGACGCAGAGAACCACGTAAACTATTTTAATTCCCTTGAGAAGTATTTAAACTCACCATACTTTGACAAGACAAGTAAAAACATATCAAGAGTGTGCTACGAGTCTTACGACCCGCTGTTGCACATCAACGAAAATTCGTCAATTTGGGACAGCATCGAGGAGGCAGAGTATACCGAAGTAAGTAAGTACAAGGATAAGCCAACAATACCAATCACGGACGAGAACAAGATAGTGGAAATACTTGTGAAGTGGTGGACATCAAAATACCCAATGGCTGAGGGACAAAGAAACCATAACGCGTTCATACTTGCGATGGCGTTTAATGACTTTGGAGTAAATAAGAGTCTTGCATCGTACGTACTAAACCAATACGCAACAGCAGACTTTACCATATCAGAGATTCAAAGAACAATCGATTCGGCATACGTGCATACCACAAACTTTGGTACGAAGTATTACGAGGACGAGGAGAAGGTAAATCAAATCAAAGCAAAACTTAGAAGAGGTGTTTCAAAAAAAGAGATTCGCTATCAGTTACAAGATTCCCATTTGGATAGCGAAGTTATAGAAGCTGTACTGAACAAGGTTGAGGAGGAGAATGAGAAGCAAACTTTTTGGAACAAGAACGATAAGGGAGTCATCAAGGTAATTCATATTCTATTCAAGCAGTTCTTGGAGGACTCGGGATTCTATAAGTATTGCCCCGAGGGTGGTAAGAATTACGTATTTGTGAAAGTAACCAATAACCTAATCGACCATACGTCAGAGAAAGAGATTAAAGATTTTGTGCTTGCGCACCTATTCGAGTTGGACGACATCAGCGTCTACAATTACTTTGCGGACAATACGAGGTTCTTCAAGGAAGAATTTTTATCGATGCTTTCAACAATTGATATTTATTTTATTGAAGATACGAAAGACTCTGCGTACCTTTACTATAAGAATTGTGCGGTTAAGATTACAAAGAGAGAAATTATACCAATAGATTACTTGGACTTGGGCGGTTACGTTTGGAAAGACCACGTGATTGATAGGAATTTTAATATTTGTGACGTTACGGACAGATGCGATTACAAGAAGTTTATATCAAACATTTGTGGTAACGACGAGGCAAGGACAAGTTCAACGGAGAGTACAATAGGATTCCTACTGCACGCTCACAAGAATTTATCGTTCTGCCCCGCAGTAATTTTAAATGACGAGGTTATAAGTGATAACCCCGAGTGTGGTACAGGGAAGGGATTGTTTATGAATGCGCTTAGCTGTATGAAGAAGTTAGTCGTTATAGATGGGAAGTCTTTTACATTTGAGAGGTCGTTTGCCTATCAGTTGGTCTCAGCAGATACGCAGATATTATGTTTCGATGACGTGAAGAGATACTTTGACTTTGAAAGATTATTCTCAGTTGTAACTGAGGGACTAACGCTTGAGAAGAAGAACAAGGATGCGATTAAGATTCCATTCAGCAAGTCACCTAAGATAGCTATCACAACAAACTATGCTATCAAGGGCTCGGGTAATTCATTTGCAAGAAGGAAGTGGGAGATTGAGTTGCATCAGCATTACAATAAGACCCACACTCCGCTTGATGAGTTTGGTAAGTTAATGTTTGGCGATTGGAGCGATGACGATTGGTGCGAGTTTGACAATTATATGATTGGATGCCTGCAAGGGTTTTTAAATACGGGATTAGTTAAATCTAAATTCGTGAACTTAAAGATTCGTCAGCTGTCAGCAGAAACGTGTCACGACTTTATCGAGTGGTGTGGATTAATTGATGGTCAAGAGACGTATAGACATCTTGAGTCAGAGAGAAGATTGTATAAGCAAGACTTGTATCAGGACTTTATCAATGAGTATCCTGACTACGGACCAAAGGCAAAGATGACAATCAGTAGAACAAGATTCTATAAGTGGTTAATTGCTTACGGAATATTTAAAGAAGGCATAATGCCCGAAGAGGGAAGAGACCAACAAGGGCGTTGGATAATAATTAAAAAGAAACAAGATTCAGTTAATCAAAATATTTTAAACAATGAGTAACGATTACGATTACATAAACCCTTCCCACTACAAGGTTGGTGGGAAGGAAGTCTACGAGATGATGATAGACATTTGGGGTAAAGAAAAATACATTTCCTATTGTGAGATGAATGCGTTCAAATATCGTATGAGATTGGGGCATAAGCCCAACCAACCCGTCGATAGAGATTTGAGCAAGGCGAGATGGTACGAGGAGATGGCATCCAATTTGAGAAGTGAATTAGATAAGCAGGAGAAAATTAAAAATAATTTTGGACCAATAATAAATAGACTATGAGAACAGGAGTTGAATTATTAAGAGAGATAGTTGAAAATAAGGTTAATGAGTTAGACGCAGATTTCAACCAATACCAAGCGGGAGCTAAGAATGCATTAGCAGAAGTATTAGAAATTATTAATGAGTTATTTTTTATAGAAACAGAGAAGTTATGAGCTTAATATTTATAATACTCGCAGCGTTTTGTAACGCGGTAATGGATGTGCTATCAACGAGATACTACATTTCAATTTTTAGTATTCCAAAGAACCGTCAATTTTGGGATTGGAATATGTCTTGGAGAAACAAATGGCAGTGGGGCGAAAAAGCAAACGGAGAGAAGTTTTTATTTTCAAGCACGATACTATCGTTCCTTACGGACGGATGGCATTTAGCAAAGGCTCTTATGCTATTGTTTATTTCATTTGCAATTATTTTTTATAAGCCGATATTAGGCATATATGATATATTTATATTTTCAATTGCTTGGGGATTAACATTTGAGTTTTGCTACAATAATTTATTAATAAAAAAAATACGATGACAGACGAACAATACATTCACATTGCTATGCTAAATTCATTTAATGTAGTTACGGGTAAGATTTCAATAGAGGACTTATTGTATTCAGGTTTAAATATGGTGATTCATTTGCCGAGCGAAGATATAGAGGAAGAAAAGCTATTGATTATGATTGCATACTTTGAACAAGAGGAGATGTATGAGGAATGTATTGAGTTGCGTAAAATATATGACGAAAGATTTTTGGAGATAACTATTCCAAAGCCCGTTGTAAAAAATATATGTGACTGTAAGAAACCAACAATACCAAAATATGGTAGAAGTGTAAGATGTGGAACGTGTAACAAACAAATAATCTAATGGACATACTCGAAAGAATACCCGCATACTCAGATGAGATGATGTGGAAATATTGTGAGTCACTAAAAAAAATTATTCTCACAAAGAAAGAAAATAAAGACACATTAAAATATTACACACCAAAAGAAATAATTGACAGAGTTGTTGCGAGTTGTGATTACTATAAAAAAGATATGACATATTCAGATAAATTTAAACTACGAGATTACCAAGAGGACATTATTAAGTGGGGCTCAGAAATTTTATCTGCGAAAGGATTCGTGTATCTTACAATGGAAGTTAGAACAGGAAAGACACTAACAAGTTTAGGAATAGCAAAGGCTGTAGGTGCCGAGAATGTTTTATGTATCACTAAGAAAAAAGCAATTGACTCTATTGAACGTGATTACAATCTAATGAATGGTACGTTCAATTTAAAAGTTATCAATTACGAGAGCCTACACCTTGTAGCCAACGAATGTAAGTGGGATTTAATTGTGTGCGACGAAGCGCATTCAATGGGGGCTTTCCCAAAGCCAAGCAACCGAGCATCATTAGTGAAGTCGGTGATTCAGAAATACAAAAGCAAAGTAATTTTATTGTCAGGTACACCAACGCCTGAGTCATTCTCTCAGATGTACCATCAAGTTTATGGTATTCCTAATAACCCGTTCAGCGAGTTTGTAAACTTTTATAAGTTTTGCGCGAAGTACGTTAAGGTAAAGCAAAAGAAAATTGGTAGTATGTTCATTAATGATTACAGCGAAGGCTTACCAAGCATTCTCGATGTGATGAGACCATACACCATAAACTACACGCAGGCTGATGCAGGGTTTAAGGTTGTAACAACAGAGAATGTTTTACAGGTAGAGTTGAAGCAGTCTACGTACGAGTTAATCAAAAGACTTAAAAAAGATTTAGTAATAGAGGGTAAAGAAGAGTCGATATTGGCTGACACTGCAGTGAAGTTGATGAGCAAGTTACACCAATTATATTCAGGGACGGTGAAGTTTGAGAGTGGTAATTCTATGGTAATAGATAACACCAAGGCAGAGTTTATACAATCACATTTCAAAGGCAAGAAGATTGGTATCTTCTATAAGTTTAAAGAAGAACTTAATGCGCTCAAGGATGCGTTTGGTGATGAGCTAACAACGGAGCTTAGTGTATTTGAAGACACAGACAAAAGTATAGCGCTACAGATTGTATCAGGCAGAGAAGGCATATCTTTAAGGCAAGCATCGTGCCTTGTTTATTACAACATTGACTTTAGCGCAACAAGCTATTGGCAGAGTAAAGACCGAATGACCACAAAAGAACGTCTTGAGAATGACGTGTATTGGGTCTTCGCCAAGGATGGTATTGAATATGACATCTACAAAGCAGTAACAAAGAAAAAAGATTATACAGTTTCACATTTTAAAAAATTATTATTATGACAAGTTTGACAGATTACTTGTTCCATTACAATGAGCACACCAATTTATGGAACGCATTCACAAGAGAGGACAGCACTACTTACTTTAATGACATCAAGAAATGTAAGTCATTACTTGCAAGCGAGCAACTTAAAGTATTAGTTGATTACATTGCTACCGAGAAACATAACTATGACAGAGCAACAGATACAAACAAGAAGAATAAAAGAGCTTGAAGAGCAGGGGTACTACGTTATTAAATTAATGAAGACCAATAAGAATGGCATACCTGACTTGATAGCAATACCACGTGACTCAGACGTACTCTTCAGTGAAGTCAAGAAGCCTGATGGTAAGTTGTCAAAGCTACAGGAGTACAGAATAAAAGAATTAGAATCGTACGGGATAAAAGTAGAAGTTTTTAAGGGATAAATTAAATTAAATAAAATGGAACAAGTTTAAGTATAGATACAGATTTAGGTTTGATAGTAAAAATTATTACAGAAAGATTAGATGTAGATATTTTTAGTAGAAAAAGAAATAACGAGATTGTTTGTGGTAGATTAATATGTGCAAAGTTACTGCACGAAAAAGGTCATACTTATAAATCTATTGGGAAGGCAATGATAAGAGACCATTCAACTATTATATATTATGTAAGAGCTTTAAATGCTTTGGTGATTGAAGAAAGTGAATTTAAACATCAATATTATAAATGTCAAGATGAATTTTTTTAAGACAGTGATTTTT